AAGCAAATAAAAAAGGAGTTGAGGTTTTATGAAAATAAGAGAAGCTGCTAAGATTCTCGAGAGAATTGGTGTAGCTGGCTATAACAAGCCAAAAAGAACACCTAATCATCCTACTAAAAGCCATGTAGTAGTGGCTAAAGAAGGTGATAAGACCAAGACAATCCGCTTTGGTCAGCAAGGAGTATCAGGTTCACCGGCTATGAAAGGTGAGTCCGAGGCTAATAAGGCAAGAAGAAAGTCATTTAAGGCTAGACATTCAGCCAATATCTCTAAAGGCAAGATGAGTGCAGCTTATTGGGCTGACAAGGTTAAGTGGTAGATGGCTCATCAGCAACAGTTTGACTTTGTTAAATCGGTCAGGGATAAGTTCCCAGAATCATTTAACAAGGCTAAAGTCCTAGAAGTAGGAAGTCTAGACATTAATGGCTCGGTAAGACAGTTCTTTACAGACTGTGATTACTTAGGGATAGATGTAGGAGAGGGCAAGGGAGTAGACCTAGTATGTCAGGGTCAGGATATGCAAGCTCCTAAAGACTCTTTTGATACAGTTATATCCTGTGAGTGCTTTGAGCATAATCCTTACTGGATAGCTACTTTTGAAAATATGCACCGAATGGCTAATAAGCTAGTGGTTATGTCTTGCGCTACAACTGGTAGACCTGAGCATGGAACTAGGGCAAGTAGCCCAGCAGATGCTCCATTGGTAGAGTGGGATTACTACAAAAATCTTACAGAAGCAGATTTTAAAGAAAAGTTTGATTTAGATAAGATGTTCTCAAAGTATGAGTTCTCTACAAACAGTCAGACTCATGACCTATACTTCTATGGTATAAAAAAGTAATCTGTTGTATTATTGCAACATCATCAACCATCAACCGATAGGAATGGAATGTTAGGCGCAAAAAAAATTGAAATGGTATTAGTAGATACCTTAATACCTTATGCTAAAAATGCTAGAACTCACTCTGATGAGCAAGTGGCACAGATAGCAGGCTCTATTAAGGAATTTGGATTTAATAACCCAGTTCTTGTAGATAAAGACAATTCAGTCATAGCTGGTCATGGAAGATTAATGGCAGCTAGAAAGCTAGGCTACAAAGAAGTTCCTGTAGTAAAGCTAGAGCATTTAACAGAATCACAAAGAAAAGCCTATATATTGGCAGACAATAGAATAGCCCTAAACTCAGGCTGGGATACTTCTATGCTATCGCTAGAGCTACAAGAGCTTAAAGACGATATTGACCTTTCTTTGTTAGGTTTTGATGCAGACGAATTAGATGCAATGCTAAATCCTATTGAGGAAACTGAAGGGCTAACAGATGAAGATTCTGTGCCTGATGTCCCAGTAGAGCCAAAGACTAAGCTAGGTGATATTTATATTCTTGGAAATCATAGACTTATGTGCGGTGATAGCACAAGCATTGATGCGGTAGAGAAGCTCATGGATGGTAATCATGTAGATTTAGTGTTTACTGACCCACCATACAATGTGGCTTTTAATGGTAGAAGCGGTAAGCACGATGTAATTAAAAACGATGACTTACCAGAGGCAGAATTTAACACCTTTATTGATGAGGTATGCAACACAATTAAAGCGGTAGACCCAAAGGCTTACTATATTTGGTGTAACTGGAACTTTTATGGTGTATTGCAAGGTAAGCTAGATTACAAAACCTGTATTGTTTGGGCTAAAAATGTATTTGGCATGGGTAATGGCTACAGGCATCAACATGAGTTTTGCTTATTTTATGGCAAGATTGATGAGGTTATTAAGAATGAGTCTGATTTGTGGAACATTAAAAAAGATACAAATTATGTTCATCCAACACAAAAGCCAGTTGCCTTATCAGTTAGAGCTTTTGGAAACCATGTAAAGCTATTAAATGTTTTAGATTTGTTTGGCGGTTCTGGTAGCACTTTAATTGGTGCAGAACAAACTGGTCGCAAAGCATTTGTAATGGAATTAGACCCTAAATACTGTGATGTCATAGTAAAGAGATGGGAAGATTTCACAGGTAAGAAGGCACAACTTGTAGAACTTTCGGAGTTAGAAAAGGCTGAATATGCAAGGTAAAGAGCATATCCCTACCGAAGAAACTAGAAAATTAGTCCGAAGCCTTAGTGCTGTAGGCATTAGATATGTTGATATAGCAAGCAAGCTAGACATAACTGATGACACCTTGGTAAAGCACTATAAGAAGGATTTGGAAGATGGTCGCATTGATGCCAATGCTTCTATTGGTCAGACATTGTTCCAGCAAGCAAAAAGTGGCAATACTTCCGCAGCAATCTTTTGGCTAAAGACTAGGGCGCAATGGAAAGAAACTAATGCACTAGAAATATCTGGTGCTGAAGGTGGAGCTATTAAGGTTCAATGGGAACAATAACAATCCCTTATAAACCAAGAGTGCCACAGCTTGCCATTCATAAGTTGATGGCAAAACACCGATTTGGTGTAGTTGTAGCACACCGAAGAATGGGTAAAACAGTTAGTGCTATTAATCATCTGATTAAAGATGCTTTGCTGTGCCAAAAAGAAGCTCCTAGGTATGCTTATATAGCGCCTACTTATGGACAAGCCAAGCGAGTAGCATGGGACTATCTTTGTAAGTATGCAAGACCTTTAGGTGGTACTGAGAATATTTCTGAGTTAAGGGTAGACTTTATGGGTCGCAGAATCCAGTTATATGGCTCTGATAACCCTGATTCGCTCCGAGGGCAATACTTTGATGGGGTTATCCTAGATGAGATTGGTGACCAAAACCCTAAGATATGGACTGAGATTTTAAGACCAGCTTTAGCGGATAGAATGGGGTGGTGCTTGTTTATTGGTACACCAAAAGGACAGAACCACTTTAAAGACCTAAGAGACAGGGCAGAAGATACTCCTGATTGGGGATTGTTAGAGTTTAAGGCAAGTGAGACAAGCATAGTAGATGAGTCAGAGCTGAAAGCAGCTAGGGCTGAGATGGGTGAAGACAAGTATCAACAAGAATTCGAGTGTAGTTTCCATGCTGCCGTAGAGGGTAGTTATTATGGCAAACTAATGAATGACTTGGAAGAAAAGAAAAGAATGGTAGAGGTCACAAGAGATGATTTATGCCAGACATTTACTGCATGGGATTTGGGAATGGGTGACTCCACTAGCATCTGGGTCGCTCAGACAACAGGGCAAGAAGTCAGAATATTAGACTATGTAGAGAATCATGGTCAAGGCTTAGACTGGTATGTTAATTGGATTAAAGATAACAACTGGACTAATGCTGCTCATAAATTACCCCATGATGTTGCAGTAAGAGAATTAGGAACAGGGAAATCTAGGTTAGAGATGTTACAAGGTGCAGGACTAAATGTAGATGTTTTACCTAGATTATCTGTAGATGATGGCATACAGTCTGTAAGAAGATTGCTGCCTAAATGTTGGTTTAATATGCCTAAAGTTAGACAGGGAGTTGATTGTCTGAGAAACTACAGGCGAGAATTTGACGAAAAGCGGAATGTTTATTATGAAAAGCCATTGCATGATTGGGCTTCTCATGGTTCAGATGCTTTTAGATACTTAGCAATAGGATTAGATAATACTCAAAGCTCATGGTCTAAGCCAATACAAATTAACACTAAATGGATTGTATAAATGGATAACAATACTCTTAAAGGCATACTGGATTCTGAGATTGATAACTCTTTGGGTTTCATTCAGACAGAGACTACTGATGAGCGCAGGAGAGCGCTTCAGTATTACAACAGAGAAGCCTATGGCAATGAAGTAGAAGGTCGTAGCTCTATTGTTACTGGTGAAGTAGCTGAAGTAGTTGATGGTGCATTGCCACAATTATTGCGAGTATTTACTCAATCAGACGAGATGGTTCGATTTGAACCTAAAGGTGCTGGTGATGAGGATAAAGCTAAACAAGCCACAGAGTATGTCAATTGGGTGCTAAACCATGACAACTCAGGTGTAATTCTGTTCCATAACTGGTTCAAGGATGCCTTGTTACAGAAGAATGGTATTGTGAAAGTCTATTGGGATGACCAGATAGATGTCACCAAAGAGAAGTATCAAGACCTAAATGAAGAAGAATTAACCATGCTTTTGGCTGACGAAGAAGTAGAAGTCGTTAGTCAGCAGATGGAAGAAGTAGAGATGGCTCAAACGGTAGACCAGATGACAGGGATGCCATTGCCACCTGTATATTCATACAGCGTTACTTTAAAGAGAACAAAGAATAATGGTAAGGTGATTGTTGAGAATGTCCCACCAGAGGAGTTCTTAATCTCTAAAAAGGCTAGAACTATTGCTGATGCTCCATTTGTAGCTCATAGAAAACTAACAACTCGTAGCGAATTAGTAGCTATGGGCTTTAATAAGACTCTAGTAGATGGCTTACCTAGTTACTCAGATTTAACCTTTACAGAGGAAAGAGTAGCAAGATATGACCGAGGCGAGATGCCAGATGAGCAATCATCACTAGACCACACTATGCAAGATATTGAAGTCTATGAGTGCTATATCAAGACTGATTATGACAATGATGGTATTGCTGAGTTGCGCAAGATTACCTATGCCGGCACAGAGATTCTAGATAATGAAGAAGTAGACTTTGTACCTTTCTGCTCAATCTGCCCTATTCCTATGCCTCATAAGTTCTTTGGTCATAGCTTTGCAGACCGAGCAATAGACTTACAGTTAATTAAATCAACAGTCACTAGACAGATTCTAGATAACTTGTACTTAACTAATAACTCAAGAATGGGTGTAGTTGAAGGTCAAGTAAACCTAGACGATATGCTAACTGTTACAGCAGGTGGTATTGTTCGCATCAAGAACCCAAATGCTATTGTGCCTTTATCAGTACCACCAACAGCAAGTCAATCATTCCCTATGTTGCAGTATCTAGACCAAGTACAGTCTAAGCGCACAGGTATTAATGATGCTCAACAAGGTTTAGACCCTAACATCCTACAAAACACTACAGCTACAGCAGTTGCAGCAATGCAGTCCGCAGCAGCCGGTAAAGTAGAGATGGTAGCTAGAATCTTTGCTGAAACAGGAGTAAAAGACCTATTCGAGAAGATATTGCAGTTACTTTGCAAGTACCAAGACAAGGCTAGAGTAATCCGATTAAGAGGTAAATATGTTTCTATTGACCCTAGAGAATGGGTAAATGGCTTTGACATCTCTATCAATGTAGGTCTAGGAACTGGCAATAAGCAAGAACAGATGGCTATGGTAGCTGTGGTATTACAGAAGCAAGAGCAGATTCTCCAGACTCAAGGCTTTAATAATCCATTAGTGACATTGACACAATACAGAGAAACTCTAGGTAGATTCATTGAGGCTGCTGGATATAAAGATTCAAGCGAGTTCTTTAAAGAGATTCCACCAGAACTAGAGCAACAGATTGCTAATCCACAGCCACAGCAAGCACCAGTAGACCCAGCAGTACAGGCTTACATGGCTCAAGCACAGGCTCAGATGCAGATTGACCAAGCTAAAGCTCAACAAGAGATGCAGTTATCACAGCAGAAAGCAGAAGCTGATATGCAGTTGCAACAGGCTAAAGCACAGGCTGAGATTCAGCTAAAGCGAGAGAAAGCCCAAGCAGACCTAGAATTAAAGACAGCAGAGTTCCAAGCAGAAGCCCAATTAAAGGCTATGACTATTGGTGCAGGTATATCTAACACACCTAATATTCCTAATCTATGAACAAAGCTGAAAGAGCAAAAGTATTATTAACAGATGATTTATTCATGGAACTTGTGGAAAATCAAAAACTGTTGTATAAAAACAACATATTTAATAGTGATGAGAATGATATAGATGTTCGAGAGAAGTCTTTAATCAAATACAGAGCTATTGAAGAACTACTAGCTAGTTTCCAAGCTGTCGCAGATGACAAGCAGATACAGGCTAGTAAGTGGAAGATTCTTTAACTACCATAAAAGGTAAATACAATGAGTGAAAACACCAATCCAAACGGAAGTGTTAGTGTAAACGAAGCAGCTAGTGCATTTTTATCTATGATGGACTCACCTACTGAGGAAGCGAAAGCTCAACCAGAGGTAGACCAACAAGAATCAGAAGAAGTTGAATATTCAGCCGAATCTGAGACTGAGGACTACACAGACGAAAATGCAGAAGAAACTGAGTACCAAGAAGAAGAAACCCAAGAACCACAAAGATTCAAAGTCAAAGTAGACAATGAGGAGATTGAGGTCACCTTAGAGGAACTTCAGCAAGGTTACAGTCGCACAAAAGATTACACAAAGAAAACTCAGGCTTTGGCTGAGACTCGCAAAACTGTGGAAGCAGAAAGAGCGAGAATCGAAGAAGCTAAACAGTTGCGAGACACTTATTCTCAAAGACTACAAGTAATAGAACAGATGCTCAATCAGCCTGCTGACAATGAGAATCTTTCCGAATTGCGAGAGTCAGACCCTATTGGTTATGCCATTAGAGTTGCAGAGAGAGCTGAGAAGGACAAGCAACTACAAGCAGTTCAAGCTGAGAGACAGCGTATTGCTACACAGCAACAGGCAGAACAGCAAGAACAGCTAAAAGGACATTTGGCAGTAGAGGCACAAAAGCTCAAGGAGTGGATTCCTGAGTTTAGGGATGAGGCAAAAGCAGACTTGGCTCGCAAGGATATTAAAGCCTATGCAAAGTCAATCGGTTTCTCAGACCAAGAATTAGCTAATGTATATGATGCAAGAGCAGTTCAGACTCTATATAAAGCCATGCAATATGAAAAGTTGATGAAGGGCAAGTCAGTAGCCACTAAGAAGGTGAATGATGCTCCTAAGACTTTAAGGTCTGGTACTTCTCAACCACAGGGAACATCAGAACAAGAAGCAATGAATAAGCAGTTTAAGAAGCTCAAGCAATCTGGAAAGAAGCAAGATGCTGCTAAACTATTTGAAAAATTTATTTAAAGGAATTTAGTAATGCCTACATATACAAGATTTGACGCCATTGGCGCAAGAGAAGATTTATCTGATGTAATTTACAACATCAGCCCACAAGACACACCTATCATGTCCTCTATTGGTAAAACATCAGCTAAAGCTGTTTACCATGAGTGGCAGACTGATGCTTTGGCATCTGTAAACACAAGCAATGCACTTGTTGAAGGTGCTGATGCAACTTCTGCAACTTTGTCAGCTACAACTCGTATCGGTAACTACACACAAATCGTTGGTAAGACTGTGCAAGTTTCTGGTACTTTGGAAGCTGTAGACAAGGCTGGTCGTAAGTCTGAGAAGGCTTATCAATTGGCTAAAGCATCTGCTGAATTGAAGCGAGACATTGAAGGTATTATCACAGCTAACCAAGGTCAGTCTGCTGGTAATAGCTCAACAGCTCGTGTTATGGGTACTCTATTGTCTTACATCAAGACAAACACAAACAAAGGTTCTGGTACAACTGCTGGTGCAGACCCTACAACTATCGGTGTATCTACTCGTACAGATGGTACAACTCGTACTTTCCAAGAGTCTATGCTTAAGGATGTAGTTGCTAAGGTGTTTACTTCAGGTGGTACTCCATCAGTATTGATGGTTTCTCCAGCATTGAAGCAAGTTGTTTCAGCTTTTACAGGTTTGTCACAGCACCGTTACAACAGCAACACAAATGGTGATGTAACTATCCTCGGTGGTGCTGACCTTTATCAGTCAGACTTTGGTGTTCTACAAATTGTTCCTAACCGTTTCATGCGTACTCGTGATGCTTTGGTATTAGACCCAGAATATGCAGCATTAGCATATTTGCGCCCATTCCAGACTATCGAATTAGCTAAATCAGGTGACTCAGAAAAGACTCAAATCTTGGCTGAATTAACTCTTGAAGTTAAAAACGAAGGCGCTCATGGCGGTATCTTTGACTTGTCAGCAAGTTAATTTGTAAGTAGAATTGGGGGTGGGGAAACTCACCCTCATTTCTTGGAGATTTAATTGTCAAAACTAGGTGAATTTGGCTCTAATAAAACTGCATATGCTGATGGCAATGGCGGTTTAATCATTGAAACCAAGGTAGATTTAAGTAACTTTATTGATGCTACTAAGAAAGCATATAACGATAATAGCGGTAGAACTGGATGGGGAGATAACCCACTAGACTCTAGAAATCATATTGCTTCAATACCATCTGAGGTTATTGGTGA